GTAATTATGATATAATTGTATAAAATTGAATATAAAGACATAGGAACTACGAACAGCCTTGTGATATTACGATATCTCACAGGGCTTTTGTATTGCTTAATAATAACTTTAAATACTATGAATAAGTTAAAAGGATACTTAGAAATAAAGGAGGGAGAAATTATGGGGATAGCTTCAACTGAAGCAACAGACAGAGACGGGGAAATAATCAAACAGGCAGGTTGGGATTTAACTAACTTTAATAAGAATCCTGTATTGATGGTTGCTCACAATTATCAGGAATTTCCAATCGGGAAGGCTACTAATATAAGCGTAGAGGGCAATCAGTTAATCTTTAAGGCTGTCTTTAGCAAGGCTACGCAAAAGGCTAGGGAAGCTTACGAATTAGTTAAAGAGGGCATTTTAAGTGCCTTTTCTGTGGGTTTTATACCACGAGAGTACGATGCTAAAGACCAGAATACAATTACAAAGGCTGAACTCCTAGAAATATCTTTAGTTCCAGTACCAGCTAATCCTGAAGCAGTTGTTTTAGCTAAGGGTTTTAAGAATAATGAGATTGCTAATTTTATAGTTAAGAATTTTGATTTAGAAGAAAAGACACCTAATGAAGATGAGATAGAGCAAACCGAAGAAGCAATAAAAGAAGCTGAAGAAGTTTCAGATAGCACTTCCGAAGTCTTAGACCAAGACAAAGTCGGAGAAGAAAGTGCAAAGGCTTTGGACATAGACCTCAAAGTAATACAACAGGCAACTGGTATATTACAAGAGTTATGCCGAGAGCTAAAACAGAAAGGAGGTGCAACAAAATGAGTGAAGAAAAAGATTTGACACTAGAAGAAAAAGCACAGAAAATGGCAGACATAGTAAAATCTGAATTGGGCTTGGAAGACCTTAAAAAAGAAATCCTAGCTTCAATGGATGAGAAGTTTGCATCAAGGGAAAGGGAAAATGTTATGAAAGTTTTTGTAGGAGAGGACATTCAAAAATCTGTTTCAGAAATGACTAAAGAGGAAAAAGTAAAGGCTTATGCCCACGCTCTCTTTACAGCTAATGAAACAGTTTTGAAAGTTTTATCTGAAGGAACTCCTGCTGACGGAGGATTCACAGTACCGCAAGATTTCTATAACGTTCTTGTTCAAGAAATAATTGAACAGACAGTTATGCGAAACAAGGTCACTGTTGTTCCAATGAAAACTAACACCCTGACAATCCCAATGGGCGAACATGGTCCTGATGTTTACTGGACAGCTGAAGGTGTTACGAAAACTACGACTACTATGGACTTTTCGCAACCTACTATTACAGCTTACAAAATGGCTGCTATTATCTATCTAACTGACGAACTAATTGATGACTCTGCTTTTGATTTGACAAATGTTTTGGTAAAGAGATTTGCCGAAGCAGTTGCAACTGAAGAAGACAGGGTTATCGTTAATGGAGCAGGAACTACACAGCCAGTTGGTATTTTCGTAAATGGAAGTGTTCCTACAAGGGCTTGTACAGCACTAGGTTTGACCTTTACTGATATTATAAATTTGATTTATGATTTGCCAGTAAAATTCAGAAGCAATGCTGCTTTCCTTTTACATCCGCAGTTGGTTAGAGAGTTAAGACTATTGCAAGACGGAGTTCAGAGATATTTGTGGAGCGACCCTGTAGCTGCTGGACAACCAGCAACAATACATGGTTATCCAGTAATTGAAAATTATTGGTGTCCGCAAGACCAGATTGCTTTCGGAGATTACAGATATGGTTATTGGCTTGGCGACAGGCAGAAAATGACAGTTAAAATCACTAATGATACTGAAACCACTTTTACGCAGGACAAAACTGCTATTCGTGTTGTTGAACGTATCGGTGGAGATGTTATTATGCCGAATGCTATCCGTAAGATTATCACAATCCCTTAGTTTTTTTCCTTTGCTCTTTCTTCAAGGGCAAGGATAAGAAAATTATATGAAGAAAATTTTAATTTTAGAATCGGGTAAGGTTTGGACAGTTGAAAATAATGTGGCTCATGGATTTTTAGATAGAGGCTTGGCTGTTATATGGACAAAAGAGATGGAAGAACCACAACAAAATAAGATGATGAGCAAGAAAAAGAATAAGAAGATTAAGACTAAATAATATGTTGTGTACTTTAGCTAATGTAAAAACATTTTTAGGGATTGACAATAATGAAAAAGATGATGTATTAAATATGCTTATCAATATGGCAAGTGACTATATTGAGAGCCAATGTGGAAGAACTTTTAGTTCTGACACCTATACCCAAGAAGAATATGATGGCACAGGCACTTATGAGATTAAACTTAAAAACTATCCTGTCATAACTTTTACTAAGTTAGAAGTTAATGGAAATGAAGACAATTCAGACAACTGGTCAGATGTAGATTCCAGTGAGTATTGGGTAGATTTGCCATCAGGCATAATTACCAAGACTAGTGGTTATGAAGATACTAGCGATTCAATAAATGATGAAGATGAACTTAGTGATAGCTTATTTTTAAGAGGGAAGAACAGATATAGAGCCACCTATACGGCAGGATATTCAACGATACCTTATGATATACAGTATGCTTGTGCATCGCTTGTAGGGCAGATTTTGAACACTAGAGGGGCAACAGGAATCAAGAGTGAAAGTCTAGGCGACCATAGCGTGACTTTCCAAGATGTAAGCGACATAGGAAGCCAGAGTATGTTTTCCGATATTGTAAACAGATATAGGGAAATACCATTGGCGTAAAAAGAATGATAATTTTATTGGATAAAAATATAGCAGTATATAGGCTTTCACAGGTAAATGCGAATAGCACTAATTACACTACTTTCACAACAACCCTGCAATGCACCATTCAGCCTTTAGGCGATGAGAAAACAGCAATGGCAGGAGGAAGTTATGGAAAAATGTTTAAGATTTATTTAGATGAAGGCAAAGACGTGCAAACAGGAGATAAGATTTTAGATAAAAATGGCAACTGGTACAAAGTAGTTAGCGGAGGAATTGAGAATAGGAATGACGGATTTATGGCTGACTACCTTGGAATAACTTGCCAGAAAATAAATTGATTACTTTAAAATTGAAAAATGAAGCAAAAATTTTACAGGCATTCAGGAATTCTCCTAAAGACTTTGCAGATGAATTACAAAAGGCTATGCAAGGTGTTTCAGTTTATACATTAGGGCAAGTTAAGAGTATAATTACAAGCGGAATTAGTATGTGGAAGCCTCCTATTGATACGGGAGCAATGAGGAGAGGAATACAAGTAAAAGAAGTAAAGCCTTTAAGAGCAATTATTATTCCGTCAGCAACAACTCCTTATGCAAAATTCGTACACGATGGAACAAGAAGAATGAAGGCTAGACCATTTTTTGACATAACAGTAAAGGAAAAGCAAAAAGATGTGCAGAAGTTTTTTCAGAAAGCGTTGGATAATGTTGTAAATAAAATAGCAAGAAGTATATGAGTTTCATTATATTGAAGGAAAAAGTTAAGACAGTTTTACAAAGTATATCTGCAATCCAACAGGTATTAGATTATCCAAACCAAGATTTTTCAGGATTTCCAGCTGTGATAGTAAGGACAAATGGAAACACTAGCCAGTATGAAACGACAAGTGAAAATGATGAGGTATATTCTTTTAGTTTATTTGTTTATCAGAATATAGAAGGAGTGTTTTCAGCCGAAAAGGCACGAGAAATACTGGAAGAATTATGCGATACGATAAGAGATACCTTTGACAGCAATGAGTTTTTAAATGGAGTAACAATGCCAACGGGAAGGACAATGTTAGGAATAAGACCAACAGTTAGTGAAATAGGGGAGGATGATTCAGGAAAGTATTGTATTGCTGTAATTGAATTGGCAATACGCATTAGTAAAAAAGTAATTTAATTTTAAATATAAAATAATATGGCAAAATTTATTGGGCGTCGTGTAAACGTCGGAATAGGAAAAGAAACTGTTAGAGGAACTGCTGCTACCTCTGCAACTTTTACTGTTCCTAAAACAAACTATGACTTTGATGACAAAGCTAACAAAGCAAATTCAGCAGAAAGTTTCAGCCACATAGCTGGCGGTGGTTCGCAATCAATAGTAACAGGTCGTTTCTCGGAAGGTGCATTAGAAGGAGAATTAAATACTAATAGTTTTGGTTTGCTAGTACTTGCAAGTCTAGGGGCTTCAACTGTTGCTGCTTATTCAACTTCTGCATACAAGCATACCTTTACGTTAGACAATACAAACCAGCACACATCCTTAACAGTCTTTACAAAAGACCCTATCGGAGATGTTGCTTTCAAAGGTTGTATGGTTGATACATTAGAAATTGATGTAGCCCAAAATGAAATTGTAAAATATAACGTAGGACTAAAAGGAAGAAAAGGCAATGACTGGTCTTGGACAGCTACTTATGCTGCAGACTATAAATTTGTTGGGCGTGATTTGACTTTTAAGGTTGCTGCTTCAACCGCAACATTGGCTGCTGCAACTGCAATTTCAGTTAAAGAATT